CAGATAGCTTATTTCGTATTTCATCTTTTGTTATATAGAATGCATCTTGTAAGTTAAGTGTTTCTATCTTGTCTATAAACTCTGGTATAATAGAAATGTATGCAGATGATAATGTAAACCTTGTAAATAAGATTGTGTGACCAGCTTCAAAAGTGAGTAACAACAATAGTAAGTTTATAGAATACGATTTACCAGAACCTCTACCACCAGTTACAATATAATACCTGGCATCTGATGTTTGGATAGGTTTATACTTTGGGTCTACTTCTATCACTTAAATTTGATAATATCTTTAAAGTTAATATTAAACCCATCTGTTGATGTTATATCTACACTCTCTTTTGGCTTACCATATCTGTAACCGAAGTACAATGACATAGCACGACTATCACCTTTTAGTATTTGTTTGCCAAGTGTTTTAATTACCTCATCATTATCAATAAGGTTATCTAACTTTTCAATTAGTTTTAGTTCGTCTGCTTTCTTTGGTCTACCAGCACCCTCTCTTGCACCACCGTTGTTTTTTCTTTTATCCATTTGAAATAAATTTGTTTATTCAATTATATAACGTATTTACTCAACGTTTTTATTTAGCTTTAATTTTAACAGTCTTTCTCTTATAGCTTTTCTTTCTTTACCCTTTGGTAATTTGTCTAATAGTTGTTGTAGCTTTTGTATTAGTTTCTTGCTCATATTAAAATAGTTTAAATTCTGTTTCTTTTATTCTTTGTTCTGCTATGTTATAATATTTTTGGTCTTGTTCTATACCTATAAAACTTCTGTTTAAGTTTTTAGCAGCTACACCTGTAGAGCCACTTCCCATAGTAAAATCTAATACAGTTTCATTTTCATTAGTGTAGGTTTTTATTAAGTACTCCATTAATTCAACGGGTTTTTGAGTTGGGTGTTTTGGTTTATTTGGTTTTTTGAAAACTTGTATATTAACAGGCAGTAATTTATCCGCTTCATAATCAGAAGAAACACCACCTTTTTTTATTTCACCTGTTGTTTCACCACCTTCATTTTCTCTGTTATAAGAATATAAACTTCTTTTCTCAATACCTTTAGGGTTTATTGTTTTTTGTGGGTTGTAGGTACATTGCTTTTTATAAAACACCATTACGTTTTCAAACCTTCTCAATGGTTGCCTTTTAGCGTTTAGCATACCTGTAGGCTTGTTTTTATCCCAAACCCAATCATATTTATAGTTCTTAATATTACTCATTCTTAAAGCAGAACTAAAAGGTTCGTTACCAAATAAAACAATAGCACCATTTGGTTTTATTATTCTGTTTAGTTGTTCCCACATTAATTCAAAGTCAATAACACTATCCCATTTACACTCGGTCGTTCCATAAGGTGGGTCTGTTATAATAGCATCTACTGAAGCATCTGGTATATCTTTCATAACCTCTAAACAATCACCAAGTCTTAAATCTATCATAGCTTTTCTATTTCGTTTAATACTTCTTGATAGTATTCTATATTGTTAGATGGTTTTATTATTTCGTTTTCAAGTATAAGACTTATATGCAGCTTTGCACATTGCTTTGCTATACTACTACTTATTGTATTGTTGAAGCCTTGACCATCTACGTTGTAAAACTTCTTAAATATGTTGTATGCTTTTTCTTTTGGTGTTTGCATAAATAGCCATTCTTTTTTTATCATAGGTTAAGTTTGTTTATTATTTCTGCAAGTACATTTACCACAATTGAGTTTCCAGCTTGTTTGTATGCTTGTGTATCTGAAACACTCCATTTAAAAGTATCTGGAAAGTCCATTAACCTAAAACACTCTCTTGGTGTTAATCTTCTTATTTGTTTTGTATTAATTATATTCCCACCCCATACTGATTGTCCAGCATTTAAGGCTGGGTTAATTCCATTAATGTCATACATTCTATTTTGCTGATATGGCTGCTTACCTCCGCTCTCTTTAGATTTATTTAATTGAACAACATCGTTTACTCTTTTGTTTACTGAATTTATTTTAAAATATTGTAAATCACTTGATTGCTTTGCATAATTTGCAGTAATACAATTTACTATTTCTGTTTTTTCTGTAATAGGTTTTTGACTTCTATCGTGGTGTTTTAAATGCTTTACCATCTTTTTACTTAAAAAGTATTTATCATCTACACTATCTTCTAAAACATCTTTAAGTTTTTTAGTTAGGTGTTGTGTTTTTGGAAACCTAAAGGTATTGTCTGCATCATCTCTTATGCCAATAATAAAAACCCTTTCTCTGTTCTGTGGTACTCCATAGTGTTTTGCGTTTAGCACTTGCCAATATATATGATATGGTGTTGAGTTTTCATTAGGAAACAATACTGGGTTACCGTTAACTGATTTACCACCTAACATATCTAACCATACTTTAAAAGTTACACCATTGGCATCTGACAATAAACCCCTAACATTTTCAAATATAAAATATCTTGGATTGTTCTGTTGTATGAACTCGTGTGAGTTATAGAACAAGATACCCCTTTCATCATCTTCACCTTTTCTTTTACCAGCTAAACTAAATGCCTGGCAAGGTGGACTGGTCATATATAAATCTAAACTTTCTTTTGGTATTTCTCTCTCATAAACATCTTTAGGAAAATAATCTGGTTCACCATAGTTTTCTATATAAGTTTGTCTTGAGTATTTATCCCAATCACAAGCATACACAGTTTGATAGTCTATACCTAACTTTCTCAATGCTTGGTCAAAAGCACCCACACCACTAAAATCACTTCCCGTTTTTATCATATAATTATAATTAAAGGGAATAAACATAGTATAACTATTGCCCAATATACTTTCCAGAATTTAGATTTAACATAATCATCCTCCCATACTATACAATGAAACCCAAAGCTTAATGCTAAACACAATATTGTTTTTATAAACTCTATCACGTTGCACAGTTTATTATTTCATACTCACTATTGTTTTGCTTCCACTCAAAAGACTTTAATACTAAAGCTGCTCTTTCATCATACATTGTTCTTTGTTCTTCTTCTAATGTTCTGTATTTCATTTCATTTTTAGTATAACCACCATCAAATTGGTTTAGTTTTTCTATTGCTTTGAAATAATCTTTTTCTAATGTTGCATACTTTTTTTGTATTACTTCTAACTTTGATATTTGGCTATACTCTATTTGTGATTTAACTATAAAATTACTTTCAAGTTTATCGTAGTAATCAAATCTTGACTGCTTATAGATAGGGTACATTTTGTTTGCGTGTATTGCCGTTGCGTGGTCAAATGATTTACCTTTTGATTTTATAAAGTCTGATATACTTACCCACCTCATATCAAGTTTATTTCTTAATATATGACAAAGTAAAGCCCTATGCTCAACGTATTCAGTTTGTCTTGTTTGTTTATATATATCTATACCAGTTAATGTAATAAGTAATTCACTTACTTGTTCTGGTGTTTCTAATATTGTTGGTATTGTGTTGTAATTCATTTGCTTTGTAGTTTTTGGATGTATAATGCTGCATCCATTAGTTCTTCTTTTAAGTGTTGCAAAAAATCATCGTGTTTATTGTCTTGTAGTGTTGTTTTGTATTTGTCTATTCCCACACAACTTCTTATGTCAAACTCTCTTTTTAAATCTTCTACTATTTTATCTCTCATTGTGTTCTTAATTTTAAAAGGTGGTAGCACTCAACAAATTTTTGTCTTGCTTTACCTTTGTATTCTTGTTTAAATAATTCATATAGCTTTCTTGTGTATTGGTATTTTGTTGTGCAGTCTTTAAAATGTTTTTCTGCAAACTTCTTACCCTTACCTTTAAAGTAGTTTACATTGTCTGCCGTATCACCCTCAATCATTTGTGAGTAAAAGTTAAACATTGCTTCTTCTTCTGTTATGTCTAAAACAACCTGGTGCTTATAGTGATAGTTGTACATCAAGCAAGGAAATTGTTTATAGTCTTTATCTATTGATACTATCATTACCTCATCTCTGCCTATATCATCAGAAATTTGCTTCCAGTACCTTGCAACCATATCATCTGTTTCTACACCATAACCCCAAATACTATCGTAGTGGTCTTTTACAAATTGGTGCATCTCATTTAATAATGGTGGTAGTTCTTGTTTCTTTCTGTTGGCTTTGTACTTTGGTGTGATTAACTTTCTAAAGTTACCCTTTGAACCACTAAAACATAATACTTTATCTATGGTGTATTTATCTTCCAAGTCATTTACAATTTTCATATACTGCTGGTCAAACTTATTTCTTGCATCTACAATATCTTTGTAATACTTTTCATCATCTGGTGTTTCTCTTTTACGATAGCAACTTGCAAAAATTAAACTATCTGCATCTACTAATAAAATCATAATGCTTGTTTAATCATTTTAAGGTGCATTTCTTGCATCTTCTTTTGTTCTTTAGTTACCATACTAATTATGCTTGGTAAATCTCTAAAAAGCTGGTCTACTTCCATTACAAGTGTTTTGTTATCATCGTAACCAATATACAACTCACCATCTGAACAATGCAATGTATCTGTTTCACCTACATAAGTATGTAATTGTGCATCTTGTAATTGTGCTTTTAATATTTCAACTTGTGCCTCTAATTTTTCTATTCTGTTATCTTGTCCCATTTGTCTATTGTTATGTTAAGTTTTAAATAATTCTTTTTTCCTTGTTTTACTTGGTAGTTAATATGTACATCAGTTATCTCACTATCTTGTTGTGTGTGATATTCTATCTGCTTTTTTAATTCTTCCCAAGCTGCTTTGTTTACTATCATACTTGATGAGATTTTATAATTAAATCTAATTTGTATGAATATTCTGCTGCAATTAATCTTACAGTTTTATTTATCTTAAAATTTTTTGCATCAATTAAACACTCTTCTTTTAAATCTTTTATTTTATTAAGTAGTTTACTTTCTTGTTTACCTAATGCATAATTTTTAAATATATGATAGTCTTTATCCCTTGATGCTTTTAATAAGTTTAATGATTTTTCTTCTGCTTTAATTTTCTTTAAGGTTTCATTATTATTAAATATAATTTCTTTTAACTTTTTTATTGCATCATTTTCTTTCTTAAACTCAAAGTCATTTTTAGCATCATTACGTTTTAACTTTTTTTGCTTTATACTTTCATCACAAGTTTCATTGCTTTTATTTAATGCAATTCTTTGTAGTACTATTTCTTGTTTTCTGTTGGTTATTTCAACATAATTGTTTTGTTCCATTCTGTTTGTTTTAAAATTAATATAACGCAATATACATTAATCTATTTTATAAACAAAACATTTAACAACTAATTTGGTTCTATATTTATATTTATTCTAACCGCTTGGTTTTCTTTAAGCAAGTAAACATCTTTTAAAAGTCTTTTCTTTGTCCACATTGTTGTATCTGGGCAGTACTTTTTAACTGGCTTTGGCATCTCTAAAGTGTTGAGGTAATACATAAAGTTTCCTTTAGGGTCATTTACAAAGAATATCTTTACAACATCTAAGGCCATTAGAGCATCGTACTTTTCTTTTTCTAACATTTTATCTTCATAGTACTTGTTTCTAAATTTCATCTCTATAACGCAATCCATTCCTTTTGGTGTTTTACCTTTTGCATCATATCTTGAATAACCATCACCGCAATGTTCTAACTCCCATCCATCAAGGTTAAGAAGAAACACAACTGCCTTTTCCCATTCGTGAATTTTTTTAATTCCCATTATTCCAAATTACGTTAAGCTGCTTTATCCACAACCTTATTTTCTTTGGATTGCAAGTGCAAGGTTTATGGTATTTATGATTATAGTACTTTGCGTGTAACTGGCATATTAATTCAAACTCATTAGGTTGTAAAGTATTCTTTGGTTCTGACCTAAAGTCACTCCAGCTTTTAAAATCTTCTTTAGTAAATTTTACCATCTATCTATTTTTATTTCGTTTAACTTTTTTCTTCTGTTGTTACAATCACATTTTGTACCTCTTAATTTGTGGTATTTATCTACCAGGTATTTAATGCCAGTATACTTTGTGATGTAATAAATAATGTTGCCTATTTTCATAAATTAATTGTATTTAAAATTTTTCCTTTCAGCTTCAAGTTTGTAATATAGAAAACTATGAAAACCATTTATGTGACTATCTGTTGGGAAAAAATATTTCCATCCTGGATATTTGCCTTTTGCTATATAATAACAAAAAGCTACTCCAATTTTGCCAGTTGTTTTTTTAAAGTTAATTACAGCAGTATGGTCTGACATAGGTATAATTTCTTCTACTTTAAAATCTTCATTATTATAGTTTTCCTTTCTATCTTTATGTGAAAATCTTTCTGCTATTACTTCAGCAAATTTCTGTAACTCTATTGCTATTGTTTTATTCATAATAATTTTTTTAGTTTATTCTTGACTTTGTTATAGGTGTTGTAAAGTGAATAGTAATGTATTAAACTTTTGCGTGAAAATTCTGCAATGCTTTCGCCCTCATTTATTATTTCAAATACTTTTCTATCATACCAAAACATTCTTGATAGTTCTTCTTGTATTTTATCATATGGTTCTTGATAGTTTACATCTGATGTGGTTAGGTGTATGTCATCCATAGAAACCATTGTGATGTTTTTACCTTTTCTTTTTAAATCGTAAAACAATGTTCTTAAAGTTTTAAAAATATAGTAATAGTTTATTTCTTCTTCATTGTACATTATATCCAAACCTTTTTCAAGTTTCAGTTGTATCTTGTAATACATTTCTTGTACAATATCTTCAGCGGTTTCTTGTTTACAACCAAAGGATAAAACTATTTCTACCCACTCTTTATGCTTTGCAGCAACTATAATCATTGTTTTTTGTACCATATCATTTTAAAGGGTCATATAAATCACCAACTATTATTGGTAATCCTTTTTCGTTTACTTCAAAGCTAAATGTTTCAAAAGAGTAACCCCTACTTCTACCGCATTTTACCGTTGTCCAATCTTTATTAACTGTGTTTGCTTCCAAACTTATTACAGTTTCTGCTTTCTTTTCTAATGCACTACCTAAATGACCAGTTCCAAGTTTAGCACTACCAAAGTTTTGATGTATCACACAAATTATATGCACGTTTTGTTGTTGGCTTATTCTCATTAATGCACTTACTAATTCATTACTTTTTTCTATGTTGTTTACATCAGCACATAAATCTGCTACACCATCTATAATAAGCAAAGATGGTTCTTTTATGTGTTCCTTTAAATAGTATTCAATAAACTCTAAACGTTCTTTAAAAGCTATTGTACGCAATGCAAACGTGTGATATTTGTCTTTAGGTATGTTGCTATCCATATCTAATGGTCTTTTAAATACTTTAGATGCGTGCCAGCTTCCTTGTTCTGTATCTATATAGATTAAATCACCATTACCTCTATGTCCTTTTATTTTACCACCATAAATATTTGAACCACTTAAATAAGCACTTGCAAGTAAAGAGCAAAAAAAACTTTTACGGGTCTTTGGTGGTGCTGTAATTACTGAAAGATTGCCAAAAGTTCCTAAAGCTATTGGTATGAGTAAATCACCTTTATCTGATTGTAAAACCTTTTCGCCATAGCTTAAACATACTGGTGGATATTCTAATTTTTTGTCAATGTCTATCTTGCAAGTATCTGCAATAAATTCCATTAACATATTCTGTTCTGTTTCTTTTTCTGTCATTCGTTAAATATATAAAAAAAAGGTGCAAGTTAAAAACTCACACCCTATTAAAAGTTAGGCTAATTAAAATGGTAAATCATCACTTGCTGGTTCTGCAACCGCTTGTGGCTGGTCATCTCTTTCAGCTACCGTTACACCATCTGGTGACATCCATACCACCTTACCGTTTCCAAGATAGGTTTTAGCAACCTTTGCTTCACGTTCTTCTTTGGTTTGGCTATCCATAAAAGCTACGTTGTTACCGTATCTGGTTTCATCTTGTACTGCGATTGTGAAATTGTAGTACACCGCACCATCTTTTCCTTTGATAAATTTCTCTTTAGGTAGTCTATCTACTCTAATACTTCCGTTGATAATTGCACTCATAATATATAGTTTAAATTTGGTATTGTCATTACACGCAATACCTCGTGTTTTTATTTTCTTTTAAAGTCATCACTTTCGTCTTCACCAAATACACCCAGTTCGTAGAAACCAGTTAGTTTTAATACACTTCTTGACAATGCACGTTTTTCTGCCATTTCCATTACATACCAACTATTGCAATTCCCATCTTTATAGTTAGCACCTTTCAATGCACTTCCAAATGTTTGTATTTCTA